ATTTATAGATTCATGACCATGGGCAATATGGATGATATTGAACTATGCAACATGTTATCTGGGTCAATTATCGATGCACAGACATGTCTTACGCGCGAAGATGCAATATCATTTATTTGTACGCATGCAATGTATTCTCCATTGTTTGCTGATAGCACAATTAAAAAGGAAGATTTTGTTACTGAAATAGTAGAAAATGATTTGTTTTCTCATTGTACTACGATTGATCAACGCGTACATTTACTTGGATACATGACACATAAATTAATATCTTGTGTCCTTAAGCGACGAGAATTCGATGACCGTGATTCTTATCTGAACAAACGAATCAGTTTAGCTGGTACGTCGCTAAATGATTTGTACAGAAATTATTTCAACAAGTTGACAAAGGATATGCAAAAACAAATTATTCGAGAAATGAATACTGGTTCGTGGAAATCCAAAGACGATTATACACAAATTGTCACTGCGACAAATATTTATAAAATCATCAAGTCGTCTACTATTGAAAATGGATTGAAACGTGCATTATCGACGGGAGATTTCGGGACAAAACAGTCCGTTGCTAAAGTAGGAGTGGCTCAAGTATTAAATCGATTGACTTATGCGTCAAGTCTAAGCCATTTGCGACGAATTAATAATCCGTCTGGACAAAATGGAAAATTAGTTGCACCACGACGATTGGCCAGTACAACTTGGGGATTTTTATGTCCTGCCGAAACACCAGAAGGAGCATCTGTAGGTCTTGTCAAGAATATGAGCTACATGACACATATAACTACGCGTTCTGACAGTAGTTCCTTGTATAAACATGCTGATGCTTTCTTGATTCCATTGGCAGTTGATACCAATACGCGGGTATTTATCAATGGTGTTTGGGTTGGCTGTACGGAAACACCACAAGAATTATTCTTATTCATGAAACAATGTAAATTCAATGCATTCATTTGTATATATACATCTATTGTATTTGATTATAAAATGAATGAAATACATATATGTAATGATGCAGGGCGATTATCAAGACCTGTATTTCGTGTAACTAATGGAGAATTATTATGTACAAAGGATATAATTAGTCGTATTGGTTCAAAAACTCTACAGTGGAATGATTTGCTTGTTGGAAAAGATTCATGCATTGAATACATTGATCCTGGTGAACAAAATTGGTCAATGATTTCATTATCGACAGCTGAAAATATGTTACCTTTTACACATCAGGAACTACATCCAAGCACTATTTATGGGGTGTTGGCCTTATGCATACCCTTTCCAGAACATAACCAATCTCCTCGTAATACATATCAGTGTGCAATGGGAAAACAGGCTATTGGAGTTTACATGACAAATTATGATATTCGAATGGATAAAACTGCATGGATTTTGAATTACCCGCATCGTCCTCTGGTAGATACTCGTATCATGCACATTTTAAAGTTAAACGAGTTGCCATCAGGAACACCTATCATCGTAGCAATCATGTCTCATACAGGCTATAATCAAGAAGATAGTGTCATGTTTAACCAAGGGGCAATTGATCGTGGATTATTTATAACAACTTCATTTGAAACGAAAAAGGATGACGATAAGAAATCACATGGGGATGATGATATTCGATGCAAACCAGACGCAACTCGTACAAGTGGCATGAAATTTGTAAATTATAGTAAGCTGGGGCCAGATGGACTTTTACCACTAAATACTCGTATTGAATCCATGGATGCCATCATGGGAAAGGTTAGCCCTATAAAAGCAGTTAGGAATGATCCGTCTGTAAAAATTAAATTTGTAGATGCAAGTAAATATCATCGTACAGATGAAGAATGTTACATGGATAAAAATTATGTTGGAGTTAATGGAGATGGTTACACTTCTTGGAAAGGTCGCATTCGAGCATTACGACGACCAGAGATTGGAGACAAGTTTAGTTCTCGACATGGACAAAAGGGGACTGTTGGCGACATTATACCCGAAGTAAACATGCCATTTTCATCAGGCGGTATTGTTCCAGACATTATTATCAATCCTCATGCAATTCCATCCCGCATGACAATTGGACAACTAAAAGAGACTCTGCTTGGAAAAATATTGCTTGATCTTGGCATGTTTGGAGATGGAACAGCCTTTACAGATTTATCCATAGATACCATTAAAACAGAATTATCGGCATTGGGGTACGAGTCAAATGGAAATGAACTCATGTATAATGCCATGACAGGCGAACAAATGGAAGCAAGTGTCTTTATGGGTCCAGTGTTCTATCAGCGACTAAAACACATGGTTGCAGATAAACATCATAGTCGAGCACTTGGTCCAATGGTGAATTTAACACGACAGCCAGCAGAAGGTCGATCTCGAGACGGTGGACTACGGTTTGGAGAGATGGAACGAGATTGCATGGTGTCACATGGGGCATCAAGTTTTACTCGCGATCGAATGTATACCGTATCGGATTCCTATGTCATTTATGTGTGTAATCCATGTGGTACTATTGTACATCATAATGATGCTGGACATAAACATTTGTGTAAATTATGTGATAATCGAACAGATTTCAAAAAGGTTTATGTACCATATGCTTGTAAATTATTATTTCAAGAATTGACGACGATGAATGTAGTGCCTCGAATGATTACTAATTAACTGCTACTTTGTAAATAATACTTTTTTTGATATATAGTTTAATATAATACAAATGTATATGTTTATAGCAGGATTTCGTGATGCATCTATTGAAATTAATCCAATAGACGCTAAAGAGGATTTAAACAAAGCAGTTAACCGACAACAGGTGCCGAATAATCCAACCGCAACAGCAGTACATTTAGACAATAGCAATGAATGGGATGTAAGTAATGTGATAGATATGTCTTTTATGTTTAGAAACACATTATTTAATGCATCAATTGATGATTGGGATGTAAGTAATGTAATAAATATGGAAGGCATGTTTAGGGAGTCAATTTATAATTTTCCTCTAAATAACTGGCCTGTAAGTAGTGTGACAAATATGGAAGAAATGTTTAGCGAGTCAAAATATAATCACCCTCTAAATAATTGGAACGTAAGTAGTGTAACAAATATGGAAGAAATGTTTAGTGAGTCAAAATATAATCACCCTCTAAATAACTGGAATGTTAGTAATGTATTAACAATGGCAGGCATGTTTCATAACTCGCGCTTTAATAAAAGTTTAAATAAATGGAAGGTAAATAATGTAACTGATATGAGCTCAATGTTTTATAAATCGCGTTATAATAAACCATTAAATAATTGGAATGTAGGTAATGTGACTCATATGTATTCCATGTTTTGTAAATCAAAATATAATCATCCTCTCGGATGTTGGGATGTTAGTAATGTTGAAGAAATGCATGATATGTTTAAAAATTCAAACTATAATCATCCACTTAATGATTGGGTGGTTAATAACGTCCATAATACATCTAAAATGTTTAAGAATTCAAAATATAATCATCCTCTTGATAAATGGATCATGGAAAATTTACTTGAAGAGTATCAAATGTTTCTTGGATCAGATTATACATATCCAATCCCAGAGAATCAAGCCGAAGCAGAAGACGATGAATCAGAAGATGAATCAGAAGATGATGAATCAGAAGACGATGAATCAGATGATGAAGATGAAGAATCGGAAGAAGTTTCATCGCCATATATGATAAAAACTGTTCCAACAGCATTAAGTACTGACACGTATAACCCACTATTTTTAATAGATGATTTTATTTCAGGTGGAAAAATAAAAATAGAAGACGCACTATCAGAATTTGATGATGCAATAGTTTTGTTAAATGACGCAAGTAGTCATGGAACAACAATCAGATTGTCAGATATCAAAAAAAATATAACTGAATTTGTAGAATGCAAAGATGATACACCAGAAGGTTGGCAGGCAAATGCTTACATACGAGATTACATAAAACCAGGTGGGAGAGAAATGTCGAAAATTATGGGACCGTATGGAACAAACATGATGATTGAAAAACCAGATTGGTTTTATGATGGACCAGTACCTTTTGATAGAGTATTCAGAGTGGATACACTACCAGAGCGAATAAGGAAATTCATGACAACAGAAATTTTACCAGTACCACCAAATTATGAAGCTACTAATATAGACCATTGCAATCAAAAGGCAAATGATACTAGAGAGGTATTTATATTAGTAGGATTGACGCGAAAAATATCAGGAGGTAAAAGTAGAAAGAAAAAAAGTAGAAATAAAAAAGTAACAATCAGAGTCAATAAATTTTAAAATATAAAATATAAATATGCAGGCAGAATTAACTGGGCTGCCAAATTAAAATGGATACAATAGCATTAAGTGGCGAAATTACATCAATTACAGATGCGTTAAAACAGGGATCGCCAGAATACACTTCCACGCGCGGAGCATGGCAACATGCGTGGGAGGCAGGCGAGGTTTAGTAGCCTGTATGGGGTCACAAATGCGTGCATTGAATGCATTTTCAAGAATAGACATCAGTAATACAGACCTATTACTTATACAACTTAATGATTCTATAAAACAAATAGAAGATTGCATTAATGAGGTTGATAATACTAAAAAAGCTCTTGAGTCAATGGGACAAATAGTAAATATTGCACAGGTTGGAACGTTAGAAGGATTGGTTAGAGGAAAATTACAGAGGGTTAGCACTAACAATGAAACGGTGAATACAGTATTAGACCAATCTTATGACGAAGCAGACAAAGTATTTGGTACTGTAAAATGGGGAGAAAAGTAAGAAAGTAGTAAATAAAATAAAACATAAAAAAACATCCATCAATGGCAATTAAACGGAAATAAAATTGAAACGATTTTACATGAATAGATTAACATCAAAGCAACAGCAATCAACATGGAGTCCATCAAAAAGATCCGTTTCATCAAGAACCAGCACAAGAGTCGGGCGATAAAACCAAGCAGCAAGCACAAGTGGGCGGAGAACGAAAAGTGGAAGAAGATTAACCGCGTGGCAAAATTTCGTTCTTCTCGGGCACAGTTTGAGACGGCAGAAGAGTTCGACCAAGAAATCGTGGATCAATATGATCAAGGGACGATTGAAATAGAAGAGATATTTGCCCGGTGGTACGCGCGGAGAATGGCCGACTGGTGGTAAAAATAAAAAAACATAAAAAACATAAAAAATAAAAAAACCAGAAAACAAAAAACATAAAAAAACTGTATTTGACCAATAACAATACACCTTTTATTTTTTTATTTAATATCTAATTCTGTGACAGATTTATGAACTTTGACATTAAAATATTTGTATTTGTGTTTCATATTTTTCACTCGTTTCAATTCGCTGAATAGTCGGCACGATGATTTATAATACACTAAATATATATTTCAATTTTTTTAATCGTGACAATTAAACGGAAATAAAATTGAAACGATTTTACATGAATAGATTAACATTAAAGCAACAACAATCATGTCTACCATTGGATTTCTCACAAAGACCCGTTTCATCAAGAACAAGAACAAGAGCTGGACGATGAAGCCGGACAAGCGCAAGTGGGCAGAAAACGAAAAGTGGAAGCGGGTTCATCGCGTGGCAAAATTCCGTTCTTCTCGGGCACAGTTTGAGACGACAGAAGAGTTCAACCAAGAAATCGCGGATCAACTTGACCAAGAAGACGAACAAACGATGGAGTTGATGGATCGGTTTGTGAGCGAAAATTTTAGTGAATGGTGTTTTGGTGAATGGTGAAAAACGATAGGCAAAAATAAAAAAACAAATAAAAAACAAATAAAAAACAAATAAAAAACAAATAAAAAACAAACAAAATAAAAAAAACAAATAAAAAAACAAATAAAAAAACAAGTAAATATTTTTTGGATTAAAAACGTTAATATATAGTATAATAAATGCTTAAGATAACTCATAATGCTGGATTTTTTTCTTGTTGTTCTATAAAATTATTTAGTATTGTAAATTTTATTAATTCAAATAACAAAATGCCAGATAGTATTGATAGTTCTCAACAGTTCAAGTGGTATAAAATTAACGATAATGATATTACATATGATTATTTCAAACACTATGGAACTGAAAACATTGACATTAATATCCCTATAAATAATTGCAACCAATTTAGTAATTATTCAAAATTGGATTACAGACGCCATGATTTATTAATCAAAAAGTATTTTTCTCCATCCGAAACTATTATCAAACTTATTAACAACATTGAAAAAAAGTACATGTTATCATATAATAATATTTGTGTATTATTTTATAGAGGAAATGATAAAAATAGCGAGACAAAAATATGTGAGTATAGTGAATATTTAAACTACACTGCAAAAATAATAACAAAAAATCCTCACATGATATTTTTAATTCAGAGCGACGAAACCGAATTTATTAAATACATGACCAGTAAATATCCAAATAATTCATTTTATTTCAAGTCTGAAATACGACATATGAAAAAATGTAATGATACTGTCGACATAAAAATGCGTTCTACAAATAATGAATTTTCAAAGAAATATTTGGCAATAACTATCATCATGTCAAAATGTAAATATATTATATGTGGGTCTGGTAATTGTTCAATGTGGATAATGTTATATCGTGGAAATAATAAAAATGTTATTCAAAATTTAATCGGAGAATGGTTTACCGATAATGTGTCAATTTAACAAATTATTTAAACTACAACTACTATATATGTCGCTATGTAAATACAAGAATAGTCTAGGTAAACCTGGAAAAGGAGTACATTTTCATGTTGCTGGCATTGCCATTCTAGATGTCATTTGGCTTATTTTATTTGCATGGGTAATTTCTCGATTCAGTGATATTAAATTACTATACGTTATACTTGCATTAATAATACTTGGTATAGTCGTGCACAGATTATTTTGTGTCAAGGCCTTTTTGTCCTGAAATAATTTTCAGGGCTTGTTCGCATGCAACTTGTTCACTCTTTTTTTTAATTTTATGATGTCCTTCTCCAAGTAGAATCAATACTGCAGGATGTTGTTTCATGTAGGTGTGAATGGCCTGAAATGTCCCAAACTGTGTAAATGGCAATGCTTTAGATACAGACGTATTCCACATGGACTGTCCCAGACATAAATATACGCCTGAATGATACGCATCCTGTTGTGAAATTTCGGCATAATCAGGAGTAGTTTTAAATTCTTTTTGTATCTTTACCTGTAAAATATTTTTATAGTTATCATTACATAAAATTAGTTCTGTCCAATCCACATGTGTTTCGAATACAGATTCTATAAATGTTTGAGTTGCATGAAATCCCAAATCAATAAATATGGCTCCTATAAAAGCTTCAAATAAACACCCTAGTTTTTTTAAATTTGTTCGCATATTTTTTTCTTCTGAATGTTTTGATATAATATACCATTCTTGTAATCCCATGTTTAAGACTAGAGATCCTATTGCCTCATTTTTTACAAGAGCAATTTTTTTTTCAGTCATGAATCCTTCGTTTTCACGTTGAAAACGTCTATACATGTAATATTTTGTAACACATTCAAGAATACCATCTCCAAGAAATTCTAGGCGTTCATTTGTGGTTGATTGTAGTGGTATAATACCGTCTGGACATGGTGCAATGTGTACCATTTTATCAAATTGCCGATTACAATAGGAACGATGTACAAATGCTGTTTTATAGATGGATATATCATTAAGTTTAACAAGTACCCCATAGGTAGTTAGAATAGTTTGAACTTGGTTCAAACTAATCTCGTGGTTAATTGTATTATAAGGCATAAAAAATAATTCATTTCGAACAGCTATAACATCATCGTGTTTGTCCATTACTATAATTTATATAGACTATATTTAAGTCAATTTAATGTGGAAATCCAACCATGTTGAGTCCTATACCATATCCAGCTCCAGCCCGAGCAGTAACTCCCATGCTTGGGATATAGGTATCGAGGATTGAAAATGTTGCGGCGGCAGTCAATGCAATGAGTCCAACTTCATCAAGGCTTAATCCCTTTCCCTTTGGAATGGCATACGCAGCAATGGCAACCATGATACCTTCAACTAAATATTTTATAGCACGTTTCATTAATTCACCAAGATCAAACATATAATATGATAGTATATAAAAAAATAGTATATTTATAAATAAACTTAAAACGGTGCTTGTGTCTAATAGTATGACAACTAAATCTCCTACATATATTGATTTATTGGACGAGGATAAACCCATTGCTCAACAAAAATTTGTATGCGTGTCCTTTATTTCTCCTGAAGCAATTATTGAAGATAAGAATATTTATTTTTTTAATGAATTTGTAAAGTCGTGGGATATGTATAAATCCATGCAAAAGTATGCACAATTTACAGCATTTATTGCCTTTAAATATAACTTGAGCACTGACGCAGTGTCCCAAGATTTGGCGGATTTTTGCAAGGATGAAACTATTGCTAAAGAATCAGTATTTGATGATTATAAAACATTTATGGATACAAATGTAGACGCTCTAGAACTGGCCTATAGTAAGAAGAATAGTTTCCAGACCAATACTCGAGGACTAAAAATTCGTGGAGTATTTCCTTCACAAGAAGAAGCAGAACTTCGTGCTAAACTTCTTCGAGAAAAAGACCCGACTTTTGATGTGTTTGTTGGTCCAGTTGGTATTTGGATGCCGTGGGATCCAGACGCGTATAAAACGGGTAAAATTGAATTTTTAGAGGCACAATTAAACGATTTAATGTCCAAAAAGATTGAGAATGAATCCATTGCAAAAGACTTTTTCAATGCTCGAGTAAAAGAATCAAAACGGGCAGCAATCGAAGAAAATGTTAGAAAGGCGCGAGAGACAGATAATAAATTAACACAATCAATTAACGATAACGATGACTTGGTAAATGCGCGTAATGTGTCGGATATTGAAAAAACTCTATTTGATACAGAAAATGTTATAATGACTAAAACAGATTAAACTATAGTCTGTTCTATACTGTAATGAGAGTATTGTCAATTGATATTGGTATTAAAAATCTGGCACACTGTTTGTTTGAAGTGACTAAAGACACGCTGAAAATTATTGACTGGGGGATATTGGATTTAACAGATCATCTAGGATGTTCATGTTGTTCATCAATGGCTACACATAAAACAAATAAAACTCTATATTGTAAAAGGCATGCATCTCATACAGATAAACATATAGATGCTGTAACTCCTCGTTGTATAGCACATGGAATACCAGTTACAACTTTACCAGCCATGAAAAAGGCCTTGTCGAAAATATCCGGACCACTAAAACCTTCTACACTCGTTGATTTGGGGCAACAAATAATGACTCGATATGATGATCGGTTTGATAAAATAGATACTGTGTTGGTTGAAAATCAAATTGGTCCATTAGCAAGTAAAATGAAGGCTATACAAGGGCTTGTCATTCAATATTGGTTAATGAAACATGCAAATGTAATTGGAGTATCAGCAAGTAATAAACTAAAATTATTTGTTAGTGGTAAATGGACATATCAAGATCGAAAAAAGCAAAGTATTCGCTATACGGCAATTATGCTAGACTTGAATAAATTACATGCTGATTTTTCACTACATAAAAAGAAGGATGATTTAGCAGATACCTTTTTACAGGCAATTTGGTATTTTAATGAACTTAAACTTGGTAATTTAGTATTTCCTAAAAATGACCAAAATGCATAATAAAAACAAAAACTCGTGATAGCTCAGTTGGTAGAGCGATGGACTGTAGATGCTAAAAGCAATAGATTTCCATTGGACAGCGGTTCGATTCCGTTTCGCGAGATTTATCTAAAATCTTTTTTTATTTGTTTTTGTATGTGTTTTTATTGACCGATAGTTGCTTTTAGTCGATTATGGCACTTCAAGCAATTGCATTCAATGTTTCGAATAGATACTGGAATTTTAAATGACATGTAGGACGTTATGTGAATAATCATATCTAGTGATAGAGGCAATATCTTAAGTAGAAGCGTAGATAATGCTCCCGACTTGTCTTTCGACACACGTTTGCGGCGCGCTTGTTCGAGTTTGATTTGGGCAACTCGATTTTGCTTTTTAGCATAGATGAGGGCCTGTTGTTTTTGCTGTAAAACGTACATGGTTTGAATACTGAATAATACCATGTATTCATTTCAATTTTAAACAATCTTTACAGTAGTACGACATTACATCATGACTTTTGTTGTAAATAGTTTCTACTTTTACTTCTTTTATTCTTCCTAGTCTTTTTGCCATTATTTATTTTATGTTTGTTTATACTTTTTCCACCTCTGCTTTTGTGTCTCGTAGTAAATTCTTTTAACTCTTGG